CCGGAATCAAAATCCGTAGCTACTCCGCTGTCGGACTTATTAAGTTCGAGAATAGCATCCTTAACTTCTACGTCGATTGTGTTGACCTTGGTTACCGTACCTTTCGTGGTAAGATTACCGTCGATAACGGCGTCGCCCTTAACGAGTAAATCCGTGCCTACTTCAACATCGGCCGAAGTAACAGCTCGTAGAGCTGAGAGTGCGCCAAGAGCGCTAATTGACCCAGCTACCGAAACATTCCCGCCAACGGAAACGCCCATGGAAACCTTAAGATCTCCCGCGATGGATACCGGACCCGTAAGGTTTTTGATATCAATATTACCTATGGATGCACGGACATCTGCGATGTCGTCGGTAATGGCTTTAACTTCTTCACCGAGCTTTTGCCCGATTTTTCCTAGAATATTTGTTGGGTCTGACATGGTACTTATAATTTTGACAGTTCGTATGCTATTGTGAAATCGGTTTCATTTCCGTATTCCGTGCGAAGCGCATCAAAATCGGATTCATTTAAATAAGGTAAATTGGTCCACTCATTGAATCCGTCACCCACCTTGATTTTCTTAGAGGTCGTATCCAGGGCCAACTCACCCGAAAAAAGCACGGGGTCAATTAGCTCCCATGCTTGTAAGGTATCCCTGCGGATTCTGATCGATACGGGCATTAAGCGGGTTTAATGGGGGTTGGGTAATGTGTGCTTTCGAAAGGTTTCTTATAAGGAGTTGGGATTAAGGTATTTACCCGAGATCCGTTCGGCTTGGCACGGTATAGCTTAGTAATAGGCGCGGGCTCTCCAGTAGGGCTGTAATTACCTTTGTGCCCCTCTTCTACGGGCTGTACTCTTTTTATCGTCAATCTACTCATCGCATGGTTGTGTTTGGGAATCCCCTCCGTCTATTACGTAGCAAACTTGTAGATCCGGAGGGGCGTTTTCCGAGAAGTCCGCTTTGGGTATGAACAGTTCGGCAACGGATGCGGTTGACCCGTTGTAAGTTACCGTGACCTGGGGCCCTTGGTTCGGTGTAGCTGTGTTTAGTACTTTAACCTCTCCCATGGCGCTTATGCGTTCTTAATTTTCCACATATCCGGGTTCTTCATCTTCGAGTTCTTCGACTCTATTTTGAGGACCGCTTCGAGGAGAGCCATCGGCGATAGATTCTCAAGCGCGTTAACGACGGCCTTGAGAGCAAGAGTCTCCTCTGCCTTCGTGTCCTTGTCGAGCATACGCGCGAGGTAGCGCCCCCTCTCCTTTTGAAAACGTTTTTCAAGATGGAGAAAAGCTTCATCGATTGACAGCTTCTTTAAATCAGAGAGCTGGTCGAATATGACGATGTCGGACATTAAGCGACGGAAACAACTCTGCGAGTCTTGCCAATAACACCGGTAAGTGGTTTATAGGTCTTACCAAGCGGGTGGCAGAAGCTACCGAAGTTGGCGCCAAGCTGGCGTTTACCGCCAACCTCCAAGTTAGCTTGCTTGAATCGGTTAAGTTCCAATTTGAGCAGAGATAGTCTGGAAGTTCCGTCAGGACGGGTTTTGGACTTCTGGCTCGTTGCTGTTTTACTGTGTGTGTATTTATTAGCCATGATTATGCTAGGGTTATAACGGTATCGGCGATGTCTCCAGGGCCGAATCCCGCTGCGTTATAGGAAAATGCTCCGTAGGTGTAAGTTTCACCCGTTGGTACGTTCATATCGACGTACTCATCAGCTGATCCGGCGGTGTAATTGGCTACCGGGATGCTTGTTATTGCTGTGCCGGCCGCCGCGCGGAAAGCATCGGGGGTGAGAGCCGTTTGGTCACCGGTCGCCCGGAAAACTTCGACTGTATCCTGGTCGGAAATGTCCGCCGGGTTTGTCCATGATATTTTTACGTTAGCCATTATTGTTGTACTCCTTGTTGATACTGGTTTTGGCCTTGGGGATTACTGTTCCCCATGCCTTGAATTTGTGCTGAAATTGCGTCGCCCTCTTCGGGCACTTCTCCCTGCGCCCCTTGACCTGCGCCCTGCGCATCAGCCATCAGCTTCATGATCTCCGCCTCGGATTGAGGATCGGGAGGAGCTGCTTCGGGGAGAAGTTCGTCGGTATTTTCGTAACCCAATGCATCCAAGATTCTCTTGAACATGGGACGACTGAATGGACGAATCTCGGGAGGATGCTCGAGGAATCGTTCCTGAACCTGAAGAGCAAGGTTGGCTTTTTCAATAGCCCGTTGACCTTGGTCCTGCGAAAGGATGACCTTGCAGTCCATCTCAAGGTTGGCAACTCTCTCGGGAGTCATTTCGGCAAAGGACGTAACCTCCCCCTCCATGTACTCGTAAACCTCCGCCTCGTCCATGGTTGCTATAGCTACCTTGATGAGTTTTGCGAGATGCTCCTCGAACCCTCTGACTATTCTGCGCATCCATCTACGGCCAATCTTGGAGGCTTCGGCCAAGGTGGCTTCCACTCCCGTTGCCGTGTTGGCTGGGGACAATGCTTGGTAGTCTCCCTGTGCCATGTTGCTAACCCCTAACCAGAGCTGAACCATTCCGAATACGAAATCGATAAGCTCCTGAGTCTTGTTGTCGAGATTAGGCATAGCGGAGAACGAAATGAAATCGTCCATGCTGTACTGATCCTTGAGCTCGAAGAGTTTGCCGGCATGAAGCTCGACATCCTCGGGCTCGTCCTCGACGGCCTGCGGGTTGACACCTACTATTGGGTTGGCAGAGAGTTCGTTTCGATAGCTCTCGCTGTTAAATTGTTTATCCACGTACTCTTGGTACACACGGATTCTCTCGGGCAAGCTCGGACCCCACCAGCGGTTCTTCATCTTGCCGATGGCTACCGTGGTGTATGGTGGTTGGTTGTCGGGTGTGAGCTTGGCTGTGTACTCGTAGTACAAAGCCTTCTTCTGATCCACGTCTACGAACACGCAAAATTCCTGGGGGTGCCCCGTTCCCAAAACGTCTCGGGTGATCCAACACTCCACGATCGGAACCATGGGCATCTTTTCCTTATGATAGTCCCTGTTCTCCCTGGACTCCTCATTCTTCTCACTCTCCGTTCTCGGATTGGAATCCTTCTTGATACCGTTCAACCAATCTTCATAGGTGAGCCATTCCCGATTGAGGAACATTTCTTCGCACCATCTGGCATCCTTGTCGTACAACTCGGCAATGAAGTCGGCGTATTCGAGATGCTCGACTGAAGAGGGGGCTAGGAATCTGTCCGTGTCAACGACCACCGACCGAGGACCTTTGTATTTGATCTGCTCGGTTGGCACTCCCTGGGGGAATTGTTTGAATTCATGCTTGCCGGGAACAAGTGCGAATGAAGGGTCGGCTTCAAGTCTAGCCTCCACCTCGCCGGTTTCGGGATTCATTTCGGGAATCACTCCGTCCTGCCCTTCGACCACCGGCCCGTGATCCAACAAATCTACGAACTCTTGGGTTTCGTTATCGAACAACGCATTGCGTTCCTTGTCGTACCACACTGATCTACGTTCTTCATACACGGATTTGAAGATTGCGGCTCGTTGCAAAAAGATATGCAGGTAGGACTCCTCGAGTCTTTCTCTGATCCTGCCCTTGGTTTCGATCTTCCATTGGAAGAACCGATTGAATTCTTCAGCCATCTGGGTGTCGGCCACTCCTTGCGGTTTGAATTCGAAATAAGGACTCGTCCCCGTAATCTCATCCTCCGCTCTTGCGAGGAAGTGATCCACAACCAAGCTGGTCAGCGGTACGGGGGTGTTTGAGTTTGCATAGATGCTGTCGAAATCGTGCCGATCCTCCCGATTATTGAGGTAAGTCTTCCATGACAGCTTGTCGCTGTCTATGCGTAACTTGTTGTCCTCTTTGAGTTTCTCAACTCGATCCAAGGCGTATTCTACAAGATCTTCCTCTTGTTCTTCAGTTAATGTAAGATTCGTATCCTTCACGTTATATAATGTTATACATCTATGTTATGCTTATTGGCATAATGGAGGATTTTCCTCATCCGTACCACCCGTTGCTTTTCCAACGGCCTTACCTTATCAAGTTTTTCCGCACTAGACAAGTTGGGGTTGTCTTGAATTGCTTTGATAAGATCCGACTGTTTCTTCCTTATCTTCTCATACTCATCGACCATATTCGCGACATTCACACCCAAAATCTTGTGCTCTGTGTAATGCTTCCTGTACTCTGCCGGAGGCGTATTACCCTTCTTTTTCTCTAGAGATTCTTGAGCTTGGAAAGCCATTTTCGAAAGTCTTTTGTATTGGAAGTAAATTCCCGATTGATTAGGCTCATCATTAAACACCTTACTAACCAATGGGATTTGCCCCCAGTTGATATCAGCCGCCTCATTAACCTCCCCATCGGACAATGAGTACACTCCTGACACTAGCTGACTTACGTTTTTACCCAAGCCACCCGCGTAGGCGTTGAATAAATGCTCGAGATCGGATCCGGAAAAACCCCATTGAATGTCATCCTCCGAACTTCCGATATGGTGGGGGTCGATCATACGTTGAAGTGACCCCGGGGTTACCTCGTCCCCACCCATTGCAGAATTCATCCATTCCGCCATATCTACGAAAATCTTTTTCGTTTTGAATTTGCTCTGGAAAGCTTGGGGTGTGTCGAATTTTTTATATTTGGGATCTTCCTTGCTTATCTCTCCGCCCCAAAAGTTTTCATTATGATACAGCTGCCACCAGGGGGCAGCAACGGAAGGTATTATGGATTTACCAACCGGGTTAATGGTGCTGTAAATGTCCTCCATAGCACCCAAACCGTTTTCAA